GCGACCAGAGCCTCAGCCTGCTGCGTCCTCAGTTCACGATAGGCGATCGATAGCGGCGTCTCGAACTCGAAATCGACCTGCGCGCCCTGCAATCCATCGGGCATTCCCTCGGGAAGTTGCGTCTGCTCGTCCAGATCACCGAACGCGCCCTTGCTCCACGCACGTTCGAACACCGCATCCATCAGGATAGCGTTCTCGCTCTCCATCGGTTCGAAGATCGGGGCGGCAGAGCGGACGTATTCCTCGATCCACTTGCCCGCCTCGTACGCGGTCATCTGCTTGTCGGGCATCTTGAACAGGTCTTGCCAGAAGGCGCGGCCCTGGTTCATCGCCAGACGGTCTGTCAGTTCAATCCCGTAGCGCGGGTCGCCCGACTCGAGGTTCTCGATGACCTTGCGGTTTCCATCTCCCATCGCGGAGGCGTCGTAGTAGGTGATGGCCCCTGCCCGCAGGTTGATCTCACCGACCACCGCGTCGTGCGCTGCCACTTTGGGCGGGTCAACTTTCCACTCGACGCTCTTGAGCAATGCTTGCTGGGCAATGTTCAGCGTTCTGGCATCTGCCAGCGCCACGCCGGCACAGGGCGATCGACCGTAGGGCTCACCCGAAACCGTCATCCAGCGCCTGACCAGGTACGGGAACCAGTTGAAATGGCCCTCGCCCAGCCCGGCTTCCTTCTCATCGACGCCACAGGCCATGTACATGCTCATGTACTTGGCGCTCTTCCGGGGCTTCTCGGTCTTGTCGTAGGTGTACTCTTCGACCGGGGCGACACAGCGCTGGACCTGGACCTCGCGCTCGGGCTCCTTGTCCAGCGTCTCACGCCATTCACGCGGCAGGTTGGCCTTGCCGAACAGCCCGGCGCACTGACGCAGCGTCATGTGCATCCGCTCGTGAAGTTCGTCCACCACGCCTTCGTGGTTCTCGCTCCACGCGCAATCCTTGAGATGAGCGCAGGTGAACAGCAGGCCGGTGTTAGCTGAGTTGTAGGTGTGCCGGATGATCGCGTTGCCGAACGTCGTGTAGTCGTGGTCCGATTCCGACATGGCCCGCGTGAAGTTCGCGCCCGGATGATAGACGATATTGCGCTGCGTCCTGGTCGCACGCTCCAGCCACAGCCGGGTCGCCTTGTCGTCCATCAGTTCTTCGGGACGGGCGACAGCCTTGAACCAGTCCTTGCCACGGGGTCTCAGCATCGCGCCGAGGTTGTTCGCCATGTCGCGGCGCATCCGCTGTGGCACGCTGGTGTAGATGCCGTCGTAACGCTCGTCGCCCTTCGACTTGTTGCCGAAGAAGTCAGCGCGTTCGGGGTAGAATATCTCGGCACACGCCTGGAAAAGGGAACTGTAGGCGTCCTTGGCGACGAAGAGCTGATCGCCCCGGCGTTTCCACTTGGCGCCCCTCTCTTTCATGCGGCCTTTGCTGACCGCATCCTCACCATCATCATACGCCATCGGTTTTAGCCCAGCGTCGTTTTGGTGTCGTAGCCGAGGTCGCTAAGCTGCCCGCCCGTCATGATGGTCGAGGCCAGCCCACGCCGGCCAGCAGCCTTGCGACGGTTCATGCGCTTAGCCTCCACGATGTTGGGGTCGTTCTCTTCGGGAAGGTCGGTCGGCTTCTCAGGACCAGCCAGAACCTCCTTGCGATACCGCTCGAGGTCAGCCGCTGTTGAGCCTTCCATCGGGGAGGTCGGGGCCTTCTTCTTTTTGAACAGAGCCATCAGTTTTTCCGCCCTATTACCTTGTCGTACTGGCGGTTAACCGGGGGCGTTGACGTTGCCCGATTGCCGTTTACCGCCGCCATTATGCGGTTGTGCTTGTCGCCCGCGTGCCAGGCCAGCAGCACCGAATCCAGCTTGTCCGTCGATCGCTTCAGTTCGCCCATCATCTCGGACTTGGGCCTGATCTTGATGCCCTGGCGCGTCACATCGAAGGTTGCTGAGAGGAGTTCCTGCTCAAGCTCATCGTCAGGCGGAAGCTCGACGTTCTCGCCGTTCTCAGGGTCAAGGGCCTCGCGGAACTTCCAGAACAGCTCATCCCGCAGCAGCGGGAACTCGAGCTTCTTGTCTCTGGTCTTCGCCATCGACTTGTTGGAGTTCACCACGCCCAGAACAGGCAGCTTCAGGGCCTTGAGGTGCGAGTAGGTGTCGCCTCCCCATCCACCCGTCATGTCGATCGCGATGGTCGCATCACCCCGAACCATCGAGATGACCTGGCCGGCAACAGCCGCGCCATCCGGCGTCAGCTTGCCCGCAATCGCCCTGATCGGCTCGAACCTGACGCCATGAAGCGGCGAGAGCGATGTCTTGGCCTGTCCGCCTTGGGCGATATCCACACCCACGCCTGTCATCAGAGGGAGCGGCTTGTCGCGGTTGAGTATCCAGCGCGCCTGCGCCTTGCGGATCCACTCCATCGGGAACACACGGGCCAGATCGTCGCCCGCCGTCTCGAATGCTTCGTCGTCAGTTGCGGGATATTCCCGCTTGAATTGCTGGCAGAACTCATCGGTCGGCAGGCCGAAGGTCATGCACATGTTCCGGTTCTTCAGCCAGGCCCAGTGCAATTGGGCGTCGTCTAGCTGGTGGCGGATGGCGTAATCCGTGAACAGGTCAGGCGGCGCCCAGCCCTTTGGCGGCTCTGTCCGATACTCTTCGTGCAGGAACCACGGGAGGAACAGCGCCTCGTATGAGCTTTCGCCCCGCTTGGCCGCTTTCCATGCCCTGTGAAACCTTCCACCAGGAACGTCCGCCGTGCTTTCAATGATGGCTTCAGTCCCATCAGCGTCGGCAAGGGCTTCGGTGAGGCCGGTCCAGACCTCATCAGCCGATGCCGCAGGCCAGAAATCGAACTCGGATGCGTGCAGGCACTGGATTGTGCTCGAGCGTCCAGCCGATCGTGCGCCGGCGGTTGCAATCTTGTAGCCGCTATCCAGCCTGCCGAACACAAGCTCGTTGGCATTGGCCACGCTGGTCTGGGGCTTGAAGTCCGCGAGGCAGTTCTCGTGATAGCGCTTTGCCATCCCGAACAGGTTCTGCGTTGCTGCGTCCTCGTGGGTGACGATGTAGGCCAGCGTGCCGCGGCTTGTGCTGGTCTTGCGGTAGAAGCGAGCGCCGACATAGGTCGAGATGCCCATCTGCCTGCCCTTGAGGACAAGCATACGAACACGGCCTGTGCGCTCTAGCTGATCCTCCATGCGTTGGTGGGCAATGCGCTGGACGCTGTTGAGCTTGAACGGCTGGAGCCCGTGCTCCTTGGTTCGGATCTGCAAGCAGCTTTCGAAGTAAAGCTCTGCGTCACCTAACAGGGTGGCATATTCTGCGTCAGTTAAGCCGGGCTGTTGTGGTTGGGATGTCATTGAGCCTCTGACGGATACGGTCGAGACGGTCCTCGTGCATTACGCCGACCGTTAGCTCCTGCCGATCAACCCAACCGTGGTTGTTCTTCAGATCGAAGATGACGCCAGGGGTGAATGTGTCCTTGCCGATAAGGCGATTGTGCCGATCTGCTTCGATGCGGAGCTGCGTTCTTTTTATTGTTCGGAAAAACTCATCGCCGTATGCAGCATAGTTTGAGAATGATTCCTTGTCGCAGAACCCCATGAAGAGGCAGAGCCCTGCGAGTGTTGGCCTCTCTTCGCTGGTGATCTGGGCGAAGTAGGCGTTGGCCTTCTCTTCGAATGCCTCTGGGGATTGGAAGAGGCGGGGCCTGCCACCAGTGTTGCCAACCGCGAACTTGTTTCCCTTTGGGGCGCCCATTGGTGTTCCGTATTGTGAGCGCCCGTCGATCAGGTTTGCTGATACGGACTGCGGCGCGTTTGTTGGGTTAGGCCGTTCCTACCGGATCAGCCGCGATCAGGTACATCCGCTGGGCGGCTTCATCGCCGGTGAGCATGATGTCCATTTCGTAGATGGCCTGGATGAGAAGGTGCTCGGCCATTGTCTTGAGGTCCATCTCATAGGCGCCCGCGAGCTGCTCGAGCAGGCTGGCGTGGGTGGCGTCTACCTTGAGGGTCAGGGTTGCCATGCTTGCACCTGTCATTCGTCGGACAGTTCATCACGCATCAGGACGTGCTTTCCAGCCTCGAGGAGCCAGAGCGTGTTCATTGAGCCCTTGGAGCCCGCCAGGAAGATTGTGCCGTCCTTCTCGATGCCAACCACGACGACCTCGACGAGCGCTCCCTTGGCCCCCTCGAGGACGATATCCGGGGTGACGTTGTAGTTCTCGCCTACGCTCTCGCCGTTGAGATTGAGCACCGTTGCAGTCATGTCGGCCTGCTGGCTGAGTTAATGAAAGTAACGCAGATGTGATCTGCTTTCACTGTTTTGGCCATTGTTTTACGTGAACGGTAGTAGGTCTCACCAATACTTCGCGTATCTTGCGAGTACGGAAGTGAGTACTTCCCCGATATTTGACATTGCAGGTTGAACCATCCCCCCCCAACAGCAGGGAGCCTAAGCCCCCTGCCGGATCGGTCAGCGCGTCAACGCTGAACGGTCTGATTGACTTGAAAGCACAAGCCAATGACCTCGAATACTTCCAAACCCGCCAGCTTCAAAGCTGGTTTGATCTTCCTCTGCCTCTTCACTTTCGCGATGGGCGCCTTGGGCGTCTATGGCTGGACGCAGGCAGAACTCGGGACGCTTACCCGGATCGTGCTCGGCTTTGCTGCCGGTGCTACGGCCCTGGTCATCCCGTTTACCGTGATTGCCCTCGGGCGGTCATGGTCCAGCATCGGAGTTATCCCGGTGCTTGTGATCTGCATGGCCGTCCAGGCCGTGTCGTTTCACAACTTCGTCGGCACGATTATCGAAGCGCCCCACAAGGCCAGCTTCGATAAGGGACTGGAGCCTTTGCAGGCTGAAGTCTCTCGGACCACCGATCGCCTCAACGTGGCGCAAGCCGCTGTTGATGCCTTCCCGGCCCTGATCCTGCCAGACTGCCTCTGCCCGAAGACGACCGCGGCGAAAACCGCGTCTTGGGAAGCCCAGCGCGCTCCGCTGGCGCTTGCAGTCGATACCGCCAAGGCTGACCGCCAGAATGCACGCGATGCGCTGGCGACTGCCTCGGAAGCCTACCGTCCGCTGGCCCCTGATTGGGCCGTCTGGCTGGTAGGCGGGCTCCTCGACCTCTCGATCGCCCTGGCGATCTGGTCGCTTGAGACTACCGCCCGCAGGCTCCGCAAGGAGCATGAGGCGAAACTCGCGGAAGAACGCGCATCACAGCGCGCCGTCCGTGAAAGGGCCAAGGCCAAAGCGGCGAAAGATGCCGCCAAGGTCCGCCCGGTTGCACCCTTCGTCCCGAAGCTGGTCGCAGCAAACGACAGATAGCCGGTTCAACTGTGATGACGCGAACGCCCCTCGAGCAATCGGGGGGCGTTTTGCGTTATGGCGCGACGAGCTGAAGGTTTGCGTTGCTCAGCGCCGAATTGAAAATCGCAAGGCGGCGGATGTAGTTGAAATTCGGACCCGTCGCGCCATGCGTCCGACCTATCGAAATGCTTGACGGCGTTGCCGGGACTGCGGCTGACGTGTCCTCGGTTCCGAGTGTCCCGGAGCGGCAGAACTGCACGCTGTTGACCGCAAAGCGTCCCGCCATCTCGTAAACCGTGTTGAGCGCAAGGGCGCCGGCGACTGTGACGTTGGCGACAGCCGCGCCGCCGTCTGTCATCACGCCACGCGCAAGGCCCGCGCTGGATACGCCGATGTTTACGCGTTCGGCGTCGGTGCCGTCGCCTACTTGCATCGCAATTTCGGCTGATGGTCCGGCTGGGCCAGCTTCCACGACACGATCAATTTCGGCGTAGAGGCTCAATGGATAGTCAACGCCGGGACTCGAAATCGTCAGCACGTCCGCGTCACGAGTTACGCTTGCCTCTGCCGTTGGTATCCAGCTTGACGCGAAAGCCCCGGCTTCAAGGTTTACGTTCGTGCATGACCCGGAAATCGTGAGGGTGAGCGTGCCAGCCGTGGGGGTGAAGGTCAGGACCACCCGGTCGCTGATGCCCGTTCCGACCAGCGGCCCGGCTGTGGATGTACCCGTGAGGGTTATCGTTCCGGTTCCCCGAAAGCTCAGTGTGTGAGCAGCGGCGGCGACCGTGACGCCCTGCGTTACGCCCGTCGCGCTATTAAGGAACAGGTTCGTTCTTGCGCCTTCGATCAAGACGCCCTTGTCGGTGCGGCGCAGCTCGCCCGAGGCGAATTGGATGATGTTGCCTGCGAGGTCGTCAGCCGTGCCGACAGTGGCGCGGGTGAAGCCGTAGCCGGGGGTAGACTTGATTGCCCCCACATCCGCGCCGCTGAACAGCGCGCGGTTCGCGGTGAAATCCCAATAGTGGTAGGGGGCTATGCCCCCTAGC